CAAGGTTCTCTGTTATGCTCAGTGCCTCATTCAAGGTGAAAGCCAGACAGAATGCATCCCTCAGATAATCTGTTCCAATCATGAGGTCAATTCTGTATCCAACCATCACCACCATCAGTGTGCATATTTTCCTGATGAGTCCCTTCCAACCAGCTCCTGATTCAAGTCTTCCAGTGTCAGACTTTCTTGACTTGTGGAAGACTCCAGCAACCAGTAGACCTGTGATGTAGTCTATAGCCATGACAATGACCAGTGTTTGAACAGCTATGTCCCATCCTCCAAGCAATCCTGTCAGGAATGCTCCTACTGCTCCAAAGGCAGTTATAATCCAGTTTTTCATACTCCCTCCACAAAAGTCCTGATATATGTCTTTGCAAGTCCCTTGGCTTGCAGAATGACAGAAGCTCTTTCATCATCATCACCAATATACTTGGCATACTCCAATTGGAGTTCATCACAAGTCATAGGTGGGTCATAGAATGGTTGAGTCAGGTCTTCTTCATAGGAAGCTGTCAACTTGTATCTGATGCTCTGGAACAAGTATTTCTTCTTATCAGAAGCACTGACAGATTCATCTGTCAGATATCTCCTTCTAATCTCCCATACAGGAGGTCTGACTGAGAACTCATAATCAGCCTCTGTGATTTCAGTCCATCCATCCCTTGGATAATCTGTCACCACACAGGTTCCAGATTCTGTTCTGTAGTATCCCATAAGACCTCCTTCTAATTGTTCACATAAAGAGCATTTCCAACTTTATAGACTTCATGACTTCCAAGATTGGCTGTGTTGCTGTCAGGGATTGTTGGCAAGAACACAGAATAGCTAGAGCCATAGAAGACTTGGAAATAGACCGATTGACCACCACTTGTGGTGAATCCAGTACAGGTGACTCCACCTGATGAATAAGTGTCATCCCTTATCTGTCCATAGTCAGATATGCTGGATTTTAGGTTATAGCTTGATGGGTCAACTGACTGGATAGGTGGTAGAGAAGTAACATCAGTCTCTCCTCCACTTCCAATGTTCTTTGAACCATCAATGTCAGTGTTAATGCCTCCCCAAGATTTGCTTCCATACAAGGCTCCCTGATTGGCTCTTGCAGTGTGGGTCACAGTATGTGTCCCAAACCAGTCCCAACCAAAAATCCAAGTGTTCTGCTCCTCTGTGATGTATGTATATGTGAAGCTCTTGCTTCTGATGGTATACAGGTGACTACCATATGAATTGTAGAAATACACATAACAGTCACAAGAGAAGGTTCCCCAATCTGATGCACTCTTTCCATTCAGGTCAACATCACTGTAGAACATACAGTATTCAACAGAAGGTTCATTGGACAGTTCACAGAGCATCAGAGTATTGAATGGGATATTGTTGGCTTTTGCCCAACAGCACCAGTCATAAGCCATTCTCACATCCTGAGCTTGAACATTTCCCTTCCTTTCAATCTGTCTGTTGTTTGGCTGAAGAATCAGACCCTTGTTGATGAATATTTCAGCATTGAAGTTTCCATATAGGTTGCATCCCTTGGCACTCATACCATCACAGACTGCATTCTTCAGCCAGACTCTATCCTTGGAAATAATGATGTTGGAGGCTGAGTTCTTTAGAACCCTCTTCCTCTTGTTATCATCATGGTCAAAGACATCAGTCAACTCAAGAAGTGGAGTGTCTCCAGTTCCAATGAGGAAATTTGGAGCTTCAGTCTGAACTCCATTGGAGTCAGTCTTTCCACTTGTAATCTGAACTTTGAAATCCTCTCTGACTGAAGTTGTTCCACCTTCATCAGTGTACATTCCAAGAGGCTTATTGATTCTTACTGCATTGTTTTTGGTCTCAATGTTTATCCTTGAAATGGGTTTCATTGTCAGGGATTCAACTAAGTCTCCAAGGGTCAACTTGCATCCTGATGGATTGAGAAGGTCTGTCTCCAGCTTATTGACCACAAAGACACCAGTCAGTCCATGTTGTGATGATGAGACCTCAACCTTGGTTCCAAGGCTGAATGACTCATAATCTGCATCAATCTGAGAGAGGTCAAGAGCAGACAGCTCAACAGTTGTAAACAGCTTGTTATAAGCTGTCAGATACTCTGTGGCTTTGGTTCTCAGAGCTGTTGCATCATCCAGTTCAGGAAACTCAACAATCCTGTATATCTTCCCATACTTGGCAACCAGAGTGGAGTCTTGGATGTAGTCATCAGGATATGCTCCAATAGTCAGCTTGTCTCCACTGTCCTCATCTTCTGCTCCCAAAGGAATGATACAGGTGAAGATGTCATCACCATTCTTCTTGATTGAAAGGTCAAGAAGGTTCTTTCCAAATGCAATCTTCTGTGTGGATGTGGTTGATATGGTCTTCTTCCAGTCCAGATATTTGGTTGTCCCATCAATCCTGATTTGAAGATATCCTCCAAATACATCAACACAATTCTTCTGGATAGCATCAAGCACTGTTGGATAGTCTGTGATTGTCACAGTGGTTTCTCCAGTCATGTCTGAAGTTCCAAATGTGATGTCCTCTTGGAAATCAAGGAGCTTCTCAAAGAGACTTGCCACAGAGCTGAATGTTGTCTCAGGAAGAGGTCTCACAATGTGATCATTGAGCATTCCAAGATAGCTCTCACAGGTTATCTTCTTCTCTTTCTCCCAACCAATCTCAATAGTGAGAATCCTTCCCTCAAATATAAGGTCTGTCCCTCTGTAAACCTTGATGATCTTTGTCAGTTCCTCAAAATCCTCATAATTGGAATGGGTCTGAAACACAGTGAACTCAAAGGAGTCCACCTTGTTCAGTTCCCTTGTAAGTTTGGCATCTTGAATCATGAGGCTCTGTCTCTCAGGATTGTAGATGTCCTCTCCATCCATCTTGATGTAATACATCAGAGCCTCCTTTCATTGAATGAAATCTTGACTGTGATTCCAGTGCCAGCAATGACAATGGAATTGCTCCCGCAATCAAGGTCAAAATCATATGTTCCAGCCATATATTCATGACTGTTCACTGTTGCAGTTCCTGTGACAACCATGGTTGCTACAACCTTGGCTCCATCATTGATGATTGAATAGGTTCCAGCAGATGACCATTCCTTGGACTGCTGGAACAGGAGAACCTTGTATGGAGAGGCATCAACATCAATGACAATCTCTCCAATTCCCTTAGTGGATTTCCACTTGTTCACAGTCACTCTTCCATTGTATTTCCAGTATTCATCATCAGAAATGATGATATCAACCTTCTTTCCATGAAGCATATGTTGGACATCAGAGAACACTTGGGAGAATGGTCTGCTCCTGTCACCTATCTTGTAAGTGAAGGAGAGTTTCCTATTCTCATAGAAAACCCTCCCAAACACATCAGACAAGTCAACTGTTCCATCAGACCCATCAATGCTGATGCTCTTTTCCTTGATTGCTGGAACTCCTATTTCAGACCCTGTGAGGGTCAATCCCAACTCAGTCCTCAAGGACTTTCCATCAAACAATACATCTTTAAGCATCATCACCTCCTAGCATTCTTCTTCTGAAGCCTTCCAAGCTGGACATCCATCTCAGGAGCCAAGGCAACAGCCATCCCTGATGCACTGACCACAATCCTTGAGTCTTTGTCTATCAACTGTCCAAGGTTGTCAGCAAGCATCATCCTGATATCCCTTATCTCCTCCATCAGAAGCTCCAAGGCTGAAGGATTATTCCTTTCTTCCTGTATGGCTGGAGCAATAGCCTTGGCAAGGCTGTTTGTCCACTCAAGATTCCTCTCAAGAGGAACAATAGCCTCTTTTCCATCTTCACCAACCAGTCCAACTGTTGGCTTGTCGATTATTCCACCTTCAGCATAAGCACTCACATACTCTTGTTTTCTGATGGTTGCAATCTCAACAGCAGTTGCTGTGGCAACCACAGCAGTGGCAATGGCTCCAGCAACAGGTCCTAATTGTGCAAAGCACTGGACAATAGCCATTGAAGCATTGGCTAGAGCTTGAGCAATCTGAGTGGACTTGTTGGCTTCAAACTGCTTTCTAGCCAGCTCATCCTTCTTCCTGTTCAGCTCATCTTCCTTGGCTTCCTCTTCATCCTTGAGGGTCTGTTCATAGTCAGAAAGACCAGAATCCAGCTCTTTCACCTTCTGAATGTATTGGGAATAGCTTATGGTTCCATCAGCATACTGTTTGGCATATTCAGCCTTCTTTTTCTTTGTCTCATTCTCATAAAGCTTCAGCTTCTTGTCATGGGACTTGGTAAGCTCATCATATTCCTTTTGAAGAGTGTTGATTGCATTCTGTTCAATGGTGTCCTGATAAGCTTGGATATTGGAGAAAAGGGTTCCAAGAGTATCCTGATAAAGGGATATGGCATCCTGAAGAGCAGTTCCAATGTTTTCCATGGTTCCCTTGAAATCAAATTCCAGCTCATTGTCAGCATTCTTTGTATAAGCCTTGATTCCAGTCCACCAAGTCTTTATCTTGGTTCCAATCTTCTGGAAGACATTCATTGTCTTCACAGGATCAGGAGTAGGAACTAAATTCTTTCCAGCATCACTGCTGTCTGTTTTAGCACCTTCCTCAATTCCTTCCTTAATCCATCCAGAGATATCAAATCCAAGGGACTTGGCTATCTGCTGGAAGGCACTATTGTCCTTGAGTATTCCAAGAAGCTTGTCAACAATTCCCTTTCCAGCATCCTCAACTCCATCAGAGCCTTCCTCAATTCCAATTCCAAGACCTTCCATGAGGAATTGTCCAATGGCTTCCAGAACAGTTGATGGAGAATGGACACCAAAGATGTCCTTGAACCATCCAACCACACCATCAGCAACATTGGTGACTCCTTCCTTGAGTCCATCCCATGCTCCCTTGATTCCACCAAGCAGACCATCAATGAGATTCTTTCCTATGTTCTTCATGGTGTCAAATACACCAGTGAACCAGTCACCTATCCCATTAATCCAGCCAACAACAGTGTCCTTGAGATTCTTCCACTGTTTCTCAAGCCAAGGCTTGAGCTTGTCCCATTGGATGATTCCCTTGATAAGGTCAAGCAGAAGAGTGAAGGCATTCACAACAGCAGTCTTGAGACTTTCCCAAGTTGCCTTGAGAGATTCCCAAGCACCATTCCAATCTCCCTTGAACACAGCAATGAAGGTCTGGAACAGTCCATTGATTGTACCAAAGACACCTTGGAATATTGCCTTAATTGGCTCAATGTGTTCAGAGATGAAGGATGCAACACCTGTGATGATTGGAGCCAACACATTGTTTATAAACCAGACAACACCATCCAAGACAGCTTGGACACCATTGAGGACTGTTTCAACTATACCACCAGCACTCTCCACCTCAACCATGCTTCCACCAATGTTGAAGATGGAATCAATGATTGACTGGACAGCACCAACAATGGCTCCTATTGGCTCAGATATCTGTTCTTTGAACTCAGTGAACTTGGATACAATCCCACTGATGACAGGAACTATGATGTTGTTGTATGCATCCTGAAGAATCCCTGTGAACTGAGTCCACTTGTCACCAATCCACTGGAAGACAGGCTGAAGCTGAATCCACACCTCCTGAACCTTTGTCCAGATGTTTCCAAGGATTCCTACAATGGCATCCTTGTATGTTGGAAGATTGGTCATGAACCCTGAGACAATCCCACTTATCCAGTCAAAGACAGGCTGGAGATTTGCCTTCAGAGTATTCCAAGCATTTGTAATCTTATCCCTGAACTCATCGTTGGTATTCCATGTCTTTATGAACAGAGCCACAAGTCCACCTAGTCCAACAATGATAAGGGTCAATGGATTGAGAAGTCCAAGGAGAGCTGAAGTTGCTCCCTTCACAATCTTAATGGATGCAACAGTCAGAACAAATCCAGCCACAGCAATTGAGGCAAGCTCAAAGGCATCCTTGATCATTGTGACAGTCTTCTCATTCTCTTCCATCCAGCCTTTCAGCTCTTCAAACTTCTTGGAGAGTGTATCAATCAGACCATTGAGCTTCCTGATTGCTGGAATGACCAGCTTCTCAAGAACAGGTTCTCCAATCTGAGCCTTGAACTGTCTCCACTTCTCAGTGAGGTTTCCCATCTGGACAGCATACTGGTCAGCCTCTCTTGCAGACTGTCCCATGACTCCAGAATCCTCCATCATCTTCTGAGCAAACTCAAGCCTGATGAGCTGTTTCTGCTGATTGGAGAGCTTGGAGAACTCACTGGTTGTATTCACCAGACCCTTGCTCATTGCATAGGAGGCTATCTCTGTTTCATTTGCAAAGAGTCCAATAGACTGACCACCTTCATAGTTTCCATTGATGAATGAATTGAGTGCAGAATTGGAATCCTCAAGGCTCTTGTCCCAAAAGGCTGATGCATCTGTAGCCATCTTCAGACCAATGACAGCATTGTCCATTGAGGTTTCAATGTCATATCCAAGACCTTTCCACTTAGCAGTCATGCTGGTCATGTACTTGGTCATCTTGGTGGAGGCAACACCTGAATACTTCTCCAGCTCCTTGAGCTTGGTGACAGCATTGTCAGTATAGTCTCCCATAATCTGCTGAAGAGCAGACATCTCAGCACTAACTTCAGCAGAAGCCTTGGTTATGGAAGCTCCAAAGTCAATGATTTTCTTGACGGCAAAGACAGAAGCAATGGTCTGTCCAACCTTCTTGAAGGCATCATTCATCTTGGTTGAAGCCTTGCCAGCAACATTGCTGGTCTTGTTTATCTGCTGTTGTGCCTTGTCAGCACCATTCAATAGAAATTCACCTGTTACTGTGAAAGCATTCATTGAAGTCCTCCCAAATCCATGCTAAATGTGTCACTGATGATGGATGCAATCTCCTCATCACTCTTCTTGTCATTGACCTTCAGGGAATGCTTGAACTCATCAAATCCCTTGTCATCAACCTTCTCCAGCCAGATGAGGAATAACTCATCCTCCTGATTCTGATTCATGATTGTGACAATGGTTTCAGTGAACATTCCCAACTCAATATATGAGTCAAGAATGTCCATATAGTTGCTCCCAATCTGCTTGTTGCAGATGTTCAGGAATCTGATGTCACCTACTGATTCATGAATGACAAGGCTTCCTTGAAAAAATCCTTGAAATCAGGATGAGTCACAATCTCTTTCAAAGCTTTGGTGAAGTCTGCTGGACTCAAGTCCTCAACTTCCTTCACATCCTTCTCCATGACAGAAGCCATGAAGCTGAACACTTCCTTCTCACAGAGAGGAAGGTTCTCAAGAACCAGTCCAAGTGCATCAAAGATGAATGTCATCCCAACTTGGGAGGCATCAGCCTTCTTGTCACCACTGAGGAGCTTCTTCATCTCCTCATTCTCAAGGATGCTTTTGATTTTTGTGAATCCAATCTTCTTCAGAATCACACACACTGGAAATAGGTCTTTAGCTTTTAATGCTCTCATTTTGTTCTCCTAAAAATAATGGGAGAGGTTTCCCTCTCCCATATGTGTCAGATAATGAATCCTAGACTTAGCTGGTATGCTTTGTCAGGATGTGCCAAGGAAGGGTCTCAAGCTCTCCACTGAGTTCAGCAACACACTCAAAAGTGGCTGTGGACACATTGTTGTCCTTGTTCTTCCCTTCAATTGGAAGACCACTGGTACAGAGAGCATAATCCATGATTATGACAATTGGTTCTCCAGTAGCCATCTTTCCAATGAAGCCAAGCTTCTCAACATAGTCACCAGTCTCAATCTGAGCCTTTGCCTTGATTTCATCATAGCCAGAATAACTAGCAGATGACTCAACCTTTGTTCCAAGGGAAAGCATCTTCATGATTTCAGGTGTCAGCTCAAGGAAGTTTAGTTCAAAGGTTGCAGTTTCTCCAACCTTCACAGTCAGTCCCTTGCCTTTCACCAATGCTCCATCAGCCTCAATATCCTTGAGTTCAGGAGTATATGTGAACTTGCTTCCACCAGATGTGGCTCCAATGAGAGAGGTTGCTCTGTTCCAGTCATACTCATAATAGGTTGAAATATCAGCAAGAGCTGGTGATGCAACCTCAGTATAAGTGTAGTCAGGAGAGCTTCCACTCCTTGTGTAATACTTCTTACCTGTAACCAATGCAGTGTCAGTGGTCAGAGTATAGGTCAGCTCCAACCCCTTGTGAATGGTTCCAGCTCCAAGCAAGATGTTCTTAGGTGTGTTAGCTGTCACACCACTGTTCTTAGCCATTAGCGAACTCCTTTACTGAGAATTTCATCTCAATTCTTTTCAGTTCAGCATCCTCACATGGAATGATGATGCTTGAATCAAATACCAAATAGACAGCACTCCCTGATGGAAGTGATGCTCTATAGCCATCCAGTGTCTTAAATATGGTAAGTTCATCCTGTTTTAGGCTCAACCAAGATTTTCCAATCCCAATCAAGCTCAATTCAGAGTCAACAATACCATCCTCCATGCCAGATCCAAGACTGGAATGCTCACTTGTCCAGTAAGGATAAGCCAGCTCCTCATCTGTAGCATTAGCCACAGAGTGAAGGATTCCATTGGTGGAGAGCAAACTGTCAATCAAACTCATTGTTTCCATTCTCATTTCAGCTTCCCTCCAACTGTATCCTTCAGCCTTTGCCTGATTGTCTCAAGACAACTGTCCTTGGCATTCCTTAATGCTCTGTTTGGTGTCTTCCCATCTGTTTTGAAATACTCTTTTCCACCTTTTCCAAAGACCACAACCACCTTTCCCTTGTAGGTTGGTGGATGATGTCCCTTGAAATCAGCTTTAGGAACATACCATGGTGTCTTTCTTCCCTGACCATTGTCAGAGTGGACACCTGTTCCATATTCCTCCCAAATGGCATTCTCCATCTCAGAGCCAACTAGACCCTTGTTTCCACTGACAGTCCTCTTCCATGAGGTTTTGGTTCTGCCAGTGTCAACCCTCTGATTCCTGATGGTCTGATTCAGCACAAGTCTTGTAGAATCGTCAAGCCACTGTTGTCCAGCAGAAGCTATGGCATCACAGACCTGAATACTGTTGTCCTCAAACTTGAAGTCCATATCAGTCACCAGTAACCTTGAGATAAAATTCCAACTGCCTGTTGAGATGCATTGGATTATCTATGAAGTTGATGTCATACACCTGACCCTCAATCAACATCCTACAGGTCATGCTTTTGACAGCCAAATCCAGAGCCACATAATCACATATGAAAACATGGCTGGATTCCTGTATCTTGGCATTGTAGTCTGTATATCTTGAATCAGATGACATCAAATCAAGATAGCCAGTCAGGTTCTGGACATGAGTCCAGCTCCTGACCTTTTCTCCAATGGTATTCTTGATAGTGGTCATCACCTCTATTGATGCAGTGGTGTTTCCCTTAATCATACTCTGAGCCTCTTGTAAGGCTTCAGGAATCCCATCAGGGAGTTAGGAAATGAGAGTTCTGAGTTGTTCTCCAAGTCAAAGTATGTCACAGACCACCTTGAGATGTTCTCACTCTTCACTCCCACCTTGTCCCTGTTGGATAAGTCCCACTTCATCAGGTTGACTGCTCCATTGACTATATCTGCTGGATACTCCACCAGATAAGCCTTGAAGAAGCCAGCCATTCTTGGATTGCTTGAGACTGTGATGGTGTTGTCCATCACAGAGACAATCTCAAGCAACCTCCCATTGATGTCCAAGGTGTCACCAGCATGGAACAGAGTTGCATTTGCACTGGTCAGTATATTGCCACTGACAATCACATCTGCACTCACATCCCTTCTGATGAACCTGTTGTTGGTAGCCTTTCTGACAGCCTCCTCTATTGCAGACAGCTTTGAGCCAAGAACTGCATCAGAGACCTCTGTTGGAACCAAGCTCTTGAAGTCTGCAACAGAGATCATCATCAGGCACTCTCCTTCACCTTGAGAAGGACAACTTTCCCACCATTGGTCAGAGCCACACCATAGTGCTTGCTCACAACCAGAGAAGTGACCTCACTCTTGATGTCCTCATCCATCTTGAGAGTGGTGTCAGCTTTGAGGAAGATTGTGAGAGCTGGAAGTTCAGCCTCAGTATTCTCAGTCTCAGGACTATCAGCCTCAAGCTTGATGATAGGATTGATGAAGTGAGCTGGAACAGCAGTGACAGCCTTGACACCAGCAGTTGTGGTGGCAATTGTGCAAGCCAGAGTTCCAGATACAGCCTTGCTGACAAGGATTGCTGGAGAACCAAGTTTTCCTTCAAAGTCAGCTTTCTCAGTGGCAACCAGATTGGCTCCAGAATGAGTCCAAGTGAAGTTCTTCACAGAAGCATCAGTGGAGGCTCCAAGAGCTGTGGCAAGAGCTGTAGCATTACCAGTGGGAGTATCAGTATTCAAATCCCAAGAAGCAGAACCAGCGACAATCTCAACATCATTAATCTTGAGTCTGTCATTAGCAATTGCCTTGGTTCCAATAGTGATGGTATAGACACCAGCAACAGCCTGAACTGCACCGACAGCATCAACCTTGGAGACCTTGGAACTCTTCTTGACCCAACATCCAGCAACCTTTCCAATGGCTCCATTGACAGCAACACCAGCAGTGAACTTGTCAGCACTGATGAAGCTTGCATCCTTGAGAAGCTGTGCTTCCTGAGAAGGATGGATGAACATGACCTTCTCAATGTTATCTTCCTCATCCTCAAACTTGGAGACACCATCAACAATGGAATTGTAGGAAATCACACCAGCAGAAATCTTATCCACAATGTTTGTAGCAGTGTTGAGGACTGCAATGAGGTCATTGTCAATCTTCACAGCTACAGACTTGGCAAGCTGACTTTCAGCCTGTGCCTGAGGATTGCCAGAAGCACTGTTGAGGACTTCAGAAGTCAGCTCCACACACTTCATAGCCTTCTTGATGGTGAAGGTGGTCTTGTCTGCAATCAGAGTGCTTCCAGTGACAGAATCACCTTCTGCAACATCCACAGCAGAACCAATGAATCTCCAGCTTGGGACAGTGACTGTATCACCAGCCACACCAACCAGAGTTGTGTCAACATGAGCATACTTTGTGAGCTTGCACAAAGCCTCAATCTTGGCACTGATGAAATCCCTCATTACTTCAGGAATAATTACATTTGTTTTTTTAGTAGGCATATCAGCTCTCCATTAATTTTTTGTACCCTTCAGGGTCTTTCTCATGAAACTCCACTCTTTCAGAGTAAGGTCTCTTCAGGAACTCCTCTCTTGTGAGAGGTTTGTCAGGGTCATTGCCATTCAGATTGTTTGGGATGATTTTCTTTTGGGAAGATGCTTCAAACATCTCTCCATGATTCTTCTTCAACCCATCAATCTTATCTTTCCAACCCTCAATCTCTCCCTTATCAGAGAGCTTCAGCTCTCCTCCTTCCTTGAGTTTATAGGTCAGATAGTCAACATCCTTGGCTTTCTCACTCAGGAGTGCCACCTTGATTGCAGAATCCAGTCTGGTCTGCTCCAACTGCTTCTGAAGCTGTTCTTTCTCAGCCTCATACTGTGTAATCTTAGCTTGAAGAGCCTCATTTCCAGCATTGCCTTTCTTCAGTTCTGCAACCAAGGCATTAACCTTCTTGAGTTCTTCAGTCTGAGAATCATGGTCGGTCTTGAGCTTCCCATATCGGATATCAATATTCTCCTCTCCAGAGGTGAAAATCTTGTTCTCCTTCATTCCAGATTCCACTTTGCTGATGACTTCATCAGCAACACCATATGACTTGAGTAGTTCCATCAACGTCATAGCCAATCCTCCATGCTACTTTTATTTACAAGGTCTAGTCCTTGATATAGATTTGACAGATAACTCTCTGTCAGGAGTGTTTATCAATAACAGGGTCAAGACCCTGACATCTTCAATATGATTCACCAGTGATTTCAGTGAACTCTTCCTCAGTAATCCAGCCTTTCACAACTGCATTCCTGACCATCTCCACATTCCAGAAACCCTTGTCAAAATAATCCTTGACCTTATTGAACTTAGGACTGTGTTCCATTTTGAGCCTCCTCCATGTTTGGCATCTCAATGTCTGCCATCATTGCCACATATTCCAAATTGGCTTGACTCTCTTCCTTGATTCTTGCATTCTCAGCCTCAAGCCTTTTAATCTGTTGCCAACTGTCAACTTTAATTCCCATTGGTACACTCCTTGATAATTGACTGATAAAGCTCAGTCATCTTCCTAATCACTCCAAAAGAGTTGCCTCTATTGGCATTTGCCTTCCAAGACAAAAAGCTCTCTTGGATGGTGCTGAGTGGTAATTCACCTTTCAGAACCTTGTCTCTGAGCTTCTTGAGTTTCCTTCTTTCCTTGATTGGAGAATGCTTGTTCATCCTCCTGACAACCTTCCCTGATTCAGTCAGGTAGAAATGCCATTTCAGAAATGCAACTCCCTGTCTGACAGAGGAGATGTTTGTCTTTCTGTTCAACTGGAGACCAAGGGACTCCAGCCTTGATATAATCATCTTGAGACAATACTTCAGATACTCCTTGTCCTCATGGATGAGAATGAAGTCATCCATGTATCTGATGTAGTATCTGATTCCCAACCTCTCCTTGATGTAGTGATCAACATCATCCAGAACAGCCAGTTCCACAAGTTGACTGACCTGAGAACCAAGACCAATTCCCTTGTCACCTTCAAAGCTGTCAATGATGTCAGCAGTTCTCCTGTAGACCTCATTGTCCTTGACTCTCTTCCTGACTGCTTCTTTGGCAATGTCATGAGAAGTCTCAGCAAAGTAATGATGAATATCACATTTCAATATCCATCCATCGGTCCCATGCTTTCTAAAGAACCTGTGAAGATGACAGTCAAACCTGTCCAAGGCATCATCAACTCCCTTGCCTCTTTGACAGGCACAATTGTCCCTGATGAATGTCCTTGTCATGGCATGATAAAGATATTCATCACACAAGGCTCTTTGAAACTGCCTGTCCTTGATTCTTGTGGCAACTATGTCCCTGACCTTTGGCTCATACACCTTGAAGTGCTGATATTCACTAATCTTGTATGTGTCATCCAACAGAGACTGTCTCAGGTAGTAGGTGTTCTTCAGGTTGTTCATTGAATAACTTGCAACACTGTCCTTCCACAAGACAGACCTCTGAGCCTTCTTCAGACCCTTATACAGGGACTTGAAGCTTGATATCTCATCAAACTGTTCTGCCATATAAATAAAAATGGCTGGTGTTAATAGCACCAACATCCCAATGGATGGATGCATCACCAACCTTATTCCTCCTTCATCAGGAGCAAGTCAACCACTCCTTGCAAGTGAGTACACTGCTTTCAGTCAAAAGACCTACTTGAAACTGGTATAGCTCACAATCCACACACGCTCCGTTACCATTGTTAGCATTGTTGTTGTTCAACTCTCCAGATGGGTTAACATTACGCACATTATTAGCGTTAGAAGGGTTAGGAACCCTAAGGAGCATAGCTTATAATGGTTGGCTTATTATTCATCAGGGATGTCATCCAACTTGATGATATCCCTGTAATAACCTCTATCAGCTTTTCTCCATCTCTGGAGCAAGCCTTCTGTTTCAAGGACTGCCTTTGTCCAATTCTCTATCCTTGCTGTCTCAATGCTCAAAGCCTCATAAGCTAGGTCAATGAGGGTCAGCAAGGCTTCAAGATGACCATATGCCTCAATCTGCTTTGCTCTTCTGAAATCATAGTCACTTCTGACTTGAACTCTTACAGAGTTGGCAATCCTGAGGCAAGTCATGGACTCAAGAGCTTCATTAACAATCTTCTGTGTCAACAACCATCTGTTCTTCTTAGGAAAGATTTTCTCACTCCTACAAACTTGGATGGTATATGCACACAGGATTCTGCATTTGGTTATGACTTCAAGTTTTCCTTCTTGTCTGTTACCTTTGACAACTGCCATTTTATGACCTCACCAGTCCCTTAAAGGGACTGGATTGAAGGATTAGTAGATTACGCAAGCCACACACGCTCCGTAACCATAGTAAGCAAAGTTGTCGCTCAACTCTCCAGACGGGTAAACAACACGCACATAACCAGCGTGAGAAGGGTCAGGAACCCTAAGCCAATAATATCTAGCAGTTGCTCCACTGGTGATGTCATACTTAACCCTGTCAGCATTTGTAGCTCCATTATAGAGGTCAAACACTGTTCCACAGGCAACTCCCTCAGAGGTGAAACCCATCTCATCTCTTGAAGCCAAGAAGAACTTGTCCCTTGTGGTGTATGTCTCATTTCCTGTGGCATAGACACCATCAGTTTCATAGACTGTATTTCTTCTGGTCACAACATCTATGGCTTTAACAACAGCAAGGAATTGAGCATCCATCTCATTAAGGAAACCAGCAACACCAGCATAAGAAGGCTTGATATCAAAATCAGTCTTCTTGCTCCACCAGTCTGAAGCCTTGTTGGAGTTTATCCACTGTCTCAGACCTGACTCTTTATAGTTGTTAGAACCATAAATATTCCTTTCAACACTATTGAACTTTCCAATGGTATTTACAATGTCAGCACTGTTTCTACTTGCTGTTCCAAGTGATGTTCCAGAAGAACCTTCAGTGGTTACAAGATTACTTTCAAGAGCAGTCCTATCAGCATTGAATGTATTGAACTTTCCAGATGTAATATTAGCTTTTATATAGCTTTGACTCTGATAAGCACCAATTGCAGTATGCTTGATTCCACCATCAACAGGAATAGGTTGTGTAATCGTGAATTGATAAGTGCCATCCTGAGATGTTTCACCACCATATGCTCCCTTGTAAAGAGTGATGTTGTATGTTCCAACAGGAAGATCCTCAGTTCCACTGTTGACCCATAGGAACTCAGGAGCATCAAACTGTCTATCATAGATGACAGAGTGCATCATCAATGTCATGGTGTGTGCATTGGCATCAGAAGGGTTCTTCTGCTTGTCATGAGCCACAACATCAAAAATTATCTGACTCTCTCCCTTGGTCACTGCAAATTGGGTTCCAACAGGAAAAGCCTTCTTTCCAAAGCCTTGCTGGACATATCTCTTCACAGACTCCCAAGTCAGCTCATCACTAATCTGACCAGACACTCCATAAGCAATCAGCTCCAGAGCATCAGTCATCCTTTCACCTGTCTCATCCAAGAGCATTGGTTTTGTTACATCACTCATTGTTCATCTCCTATTCTGTGTAAGTGATACACATTTTTCCATCAACAACAGTCAAGGAAGCCAAGGCATCGGCTCTTTCATTGAGAGTGTTTATATTTGCAACTTCAGTGACCACCTGTGCCTTGAGGTCAGTCATTTCCTTCAATGCTCCATCTGTCTGTCCAGTACCATCAGTTCCCATGATGATTGTGTTGACATCTGTGATGGTCTTCAATGCTCCACCATTTCCATCAGCTCCAACTATTGTATTCTTAGCTGAGACAACTGTGTCCTTATAACCCTCAACCTCAGTCTTGGTGGAATTGAAATAGGTCATCAGCTCCTCATACACAGTTGGAGTTGGGTCTCCAAACTTAGTGGTGTCTGTTATGGCTCCTTCAATGAGCCTTATCTTGAGGACACCTGAGTTCTTGATGATTGATGCATCAGCATTCTGAGCCATGACTCCAATTGTCAGGAAACCCTTGGAGGCAAGAACCTCCCTTGGGATGACTCCAGCATTGTTGGTCAGGACTGACAGATAAGGTTTCTTGGAATCATTCCAGAACACTGCTGTCCTAGTGGTGTAGTCATTCCATGTTGAATCAAAGGTGAAGCTGACCTTATCATAAGCCTTCCCACCAGAAGGAACATCATTGATTGTCTCTGTCAGAGCCAGAACCCTGTCAGTGACTGTTATTGCTATTGTGTTCATAATTCCTCCATACGAAAAAGACCACCAAGTGGTGGTCTTTATTCCTCATCATCTTTCAAGTCATCTATATACTCAAAAGCTTCTTTTTCAGTGGTCATCCTTATCAGGTTCTTCCTGACCAGAATCTTCAGAGGCAACCCAATGAATGAGATGTCATCAGAAGCCATGAGAGGCTCATACACATTATAGCCTCTCCACTTCTTGATGTATCTCACATCATGATATCCTCTACTTTCAGCATACTGCTTTATAGTCATTTCACAGTTCCTTTCAAAATCTGACTGACAACACTTTCATTAAACTGCATATTGTCAACCCTGAGAAGCTTGAAGATGTTGAACTTGGTTCCATAGAAGGTTGTTTGAAACTTAACCCTCTTCAGATACTCTTCAATCTGAGAATCATTATAGATTGCTCCACTCTGAGGGTCAAACAATCTCAGTCCATCATCCACTTTTTCAATGCAGACTATATGACCACTTCTGGAACAACCCTTCCAACCAAACTGCATAGTGTATCTTTCATCTTTCTTACAAGTATTATTAAGAAACTTCTTTGCCTTGACTGCATTATTCACAGAATCATCAGTAAGATATGCTGGATATTTACCAGTAACAGGGTCAATCCAAGCCATATTTGTATCAGTGGCAAGGGTCTGACACATAGAACCTCTTGTGTTTGGAAGGGTCTCAACATCAAACCCTCTTCTTCTTGCCTCATTAGTGACAACACATGACTGACAGTTGATATCACATCCCTTCACCTTGAAGAAGTTTGGATTAGCTCTCTTGTTGTCTGCTTCCTCAAATGTCATCACATTGCCTCTCTTGACTCCAGCCAGAACCTTGGGAAAGAGATTCTCAGGAAGATTGTCAACAATTGGAGCAACAGTTGGAGAGACAGTTGAAAGAACATTCCTGACCCTCTTCTTGAACTCAGGATAGCTTGAGCAGTCCTTGATACTCACAATCCTTCCCTTTCCAGCTTGGAGACCATCATACTTGGTCTTGAAGCTCTTGTCCTTGCTCTCCCACCTAGCCTCCTCCAGAACAGTGCATCTGCAATTGATATCCTCAGAGGCTATTCCAAAGCCACAAGGATTCATGGCTTCACGTCCAGCCACTTCAAAAGGCTCTTCAATCCCCCTTGTCTGTCCATTCAGCTCCTGATGATGAGGTCTTGTCCTTGAATCCAATGTGGAATCCCAAGTCTTGACCACATCAGCACCAGCATCCTTGGACTTTCTCATGGCATCCATCTTGGATTCCTGTCCAATCCTAGCTCCCTCAGTCCTTGCTATCCTGTAAGCATTGCTCAGACCTGTGTTGGAAGCCATGTCAATCCTCTTGGCTATCTCCTGATAGGAGGAACCTTGAGCCAGACCGATGGCAAGCTCATTCCTGATGTTGTTCTTCAACTTGGTCACATCCAAAGCCTTGTACAAGGTTGTACTCAGCTTGGTGTTGGTCTGTATTGCTCTGACAACATCCTTCTGGTCAATTGGAAACACCAAAGGGACTCCCTGTTTCTGCAAGGAGTAGAGGGTTCCCATGAAACCATCCTCATAGGAGTCCTTCAGATAGGAGTTGATGCTCCCATACTGGTTCTTCCTGAGGTTCTCCAGAATCTTGGTCACTTCACCTTGCTTGGAAGTAAGGAACTTGACCTGATTCTGGACATATTGTGTGTTGGCATCCTTCCTAGAGAGCAGTTTCCTGATTCTAGCCTTGATGTCCTTCTGTGCATTGGAGTACTGATTCTGAAGGTCAGAGAGGACTTGTTTCTCTGCTTCAAGGCTCAGACCCAAGACCTCCTTCTGATAACTCTTCATATCACTGCTCCATCAACAGCTCTTTTGCCTTGTCCTTGGAGATTCCAACTGCAAGACTTATGACTTGTATGGCTTGGGACTCTGTAAGGGTTCCAGCCTTCCACTGTGCAATCACAGACAGGAGTGATTGAGTCTGTGACCCATTCAGACCATGACCCAATGAATCCTCAACTGCATCCACAACCTCTTCACCATTCTCAACTTTAGTCTCATCCAAGGTCTCTTCTGCACCATCAACTGGAACAGGAGTCTTGTCCTTTATCTCATCATAGTTGAGGTCAAGGACATCACAGATGAGCTTGAGATATGTCTCAGCATCCAGCACACCATTGAGGGTTCCAAGGCTGTCAATGAGAACCTGTTTCTCCTGTGCCTTGGTCAATGCAATCTGAGCATTGTCAGAATCATTGCTGATTGTCTCCCTCTTGAAAGAGATGATCACATCAGAATCCTTGAAATCTGTCTTGTTCTCCAAGTTGTAGGAGTCAATGACCACCTTTACAAGCTGTCTCATGAACTTCTTCAGCCTTATCTCAAGCTTGTTTGCTTTGAGGTCAAGGAGTGTGTATCTGCTCTTGATGACCACATTGGTGATGTTGCCATCTCCAATCTGAGAACTGTTGAATCCCATCCCAAACCTGTAGATGTTCTTCTCATCCAGCTCCATCTTGGTCTTTCTAGCCTCATATGGAATGTTGACTGTCCTGATGTCCACATCACCTTCAACATCCACACCAACCATCTTCTTGGTCTTGAGGTTAGTCATCAGCTCATTCATGTCTTCAGCTTCACCAGAGTAGCCTTTTACAACCCACAACCCATCCACAAGGTCTTGGAGGTTGTTGGACAGTGAACAGCTCATGAGGTCATAGTCATCAATCAGAGCCTTGACCAGCTTGAGGTCTGAGAACCTCTTCTTGTTGTTGTCCAGCCTGAAGAATGGGATGACTCCAAACCCTTCACCATATCTGTTCAGACCATCATTGACCACAATGTGTGGTCTAGGATTGATTGGAGCATTCTTGTCCAGCTTGATTTCATTGTCTCCTTCCTTGATGAAGAAGAATGTCTGCTGGTCATCCCAAAGCTCAATCTTGGTGATTTTCTCCTTGTCCTTATCAACCCTCTGTTCATACCATCTGACAACATATTGACAATGGTCATCAGTGTCATTGGCTCTGATTTCCTGTAGGTTGATTGAGTCCACATCCTCAAACTTGAACAGACCGTCATCAATCTTGTAGCAGTACATATATTCAGAACCTCTCTTGGAGGCTCCTGTGAGAAGGAAATTGAGTTCTGCATTGAAATCATCATTGTTGTTGAACTGCCTGTCCATCAGCTCCTGAAGCTCTGGATGTTTGGACTTGATATATCCTTCCTCAATGCCTGAGAGCATATACTGGACTTCTTGGTCTACCAGCTCAGTGAAGAATGGATGAGGAATCTTGACATTGCTTCTTGTCCTGTCCTCCACAAGCTTCCCTGTTGCATCATAGTACATGACCCTGTAGTTGAGGATATCATGCTCTCCCTCATAGTATCTCTCTCCAACCTTGGCTGAGACCTTGAGAGGGTCTAGGAGACTTTGCTCCATTGCTGTCTTTATCAGCTCAATCTGTTTTCTTGTCTCCAGCATTGGTAAGCACCTCCTTATAGTAGTATTCCCAACCATCTGCATAAGCCTCAAGCTGAGTGATGTAGGTCACAAGTCTGACCATGTTTGTATTTATCTGAACCAAAACAACTGCATCTTCTGGAAGAGTCTCCAGCTCTGGTCTCTCAGGTCTTGTAGGATTGAACTCAGGAGGGTCAATCTGGACATATTCAGTGGTTGTACAGCCAACCAGCAGAACAGCCATGAGAACCATGGCAATCAGAATCTTAGTTTTTACCATGATTAAAACCCTCTATAATCCCATTGTAGACCTTTGCCTGTTCAGTATCAGGTGTTATCAGAATCTCTTGCACCTTCCTGACCTCATCCTTCTGTGATTCAAGAACCACATTAGTGACCTTCTCTTTAATCTCATCAGTCTTCTTGGTCCGTTCAGCTTTGGTCTCAGCAATCTTGACCTCCTTGTCCAGAGTCTTGATTTCCTCTTTCTGCTTGTCTATCTTGCTGTTCTTCCCTTTGATAACCAGAAGGAGGACACCAGCAAAGGCTGTCAGTCCAGCCACAATGTATCCAGCACATTTGCTGAAGAAGTCTTTGATTTTAGTCCACATCTTTATCCTCACATAACTTGTTCCAAACATCATTTACAAAATTCCCAAAGGAATAAGCAAAAATCTCACTTCCAATGTCTATTGGTCTCCATTCCTCACCTTCAGCAATGAAATCATAGAAGAACCAGAAGCAGTGCCAGCACTCATGGACAACAATCTCAAATGTGAGACTCTTTTTTTTCTGACCAGAATCAGGAACACATCCTTCTTGTCCTTTTTCATTCCTGAGATGAACAGCTCCACCATTCAACTCTTTCATGTCAACGGATGAATCCTCAAACATGAACTCATCAGCATCATCCTCAAGCAGTTTGACATATACATTGAAATTCAACAGTTTGACAGTCTTCACATTATCCATCCCTTACCCTTGATGAAAGCCTCAAGAGCATATCTCAGAGCATCCATGAGATGGTTGAAATCATCCACAGGCTCATTTATCTTCTTTCCAAACTTGTCTTCCTTCCATTGGTAGTTCTGAATCTCAGTCAGGAAGTTGACACACCTTGGATGAATTCTGATTTCCAAGTCCTGAATCCACTGGATGCCATTCATCACTGAATCCCTTCCCTTCTTGGCTCCAGTTATCCTGAGTCCATAGCCTTTCAGCTCATCAATGGACTTGGGTTCAGCAGAATCACCAGTTATCTTTTCCTTGGAATATCCCATCTCAGTGATGGTGTCATATATCTTCCTGTTGGAAAGTCCCTTCTGATACATCTCATCCCATATCCAGAGAATCTTCTCATTCTTGTTGAGGAATGCCAAAACAAAGGCTGAAGGGTCTTGAGTATATCCAAAGTCCAATCCACAACAGGTGACTGCATCCTTGACTTCAGTCAAGAGGAAGACCTGTTCCTTCCAGTTCTCATAGACCAGACCATCGACAACTCCCCAATTCCCAAGACCAGCAACCTGATATCTTCTTGGGTTCCTGACTTTCATGTCCTCAAACAGCTTAAGGTCAGCCTTGTCCAGCCACTCATTACAGGTGTAGTTGGTTGTCATTGTCAAGGTGTCATCTGAAGGTGTGTCAAAGAACCTTGCCTTTATCCAGTGATGCTCATTCCAAGGATTGAGGGTCAGTGTAATCTGCTTGAACAACCCATCAGGCATCTCTCCTCTGATGGACTCATCAAGTGTGTCAAAGTCCTCTTCCCTTGTTATCTCATAAGCTTCCTCTATCCAGACCCAACAGAGATATCCCTTGGGAACAGAGATTGAAGCAAGCTTTAGAGGGTCATCCATCCCTCTGAACAGAATCTTCTGTCCTGTTGGAGTATAGGTGATTTCCAGAGGACTGACTGTAGTCCTCCACCACTTCTCCACTCCAAGATTGTGGATTGCCCAAACAAGGTCAGAATAACAGGAGTCCCTTAGAGTCCTTTCAGTCTTCCTGATGACCAAGGTGTTGGCAAGTGGATATTCCATCATCTTGCAGATGACCCACTGAGCCATGTTCTTACTCTTCTTGGAGGCTCTTGAACCCTTCACAACCCTGTATCTTTTCCTACAGTTCCAGAACCTGTTGTATCCCTTGCCAATCTTGGAGGCTATTGATATCTCAATCGGATTCAGGGATATCATCTTTCAGCACCACTGGAACTGTGACAGTCCCATCAAGCTTGTCCACCAGAAGACCATAACGCTTTGCAAGAAGCTCTCCAGCCTTGAGCCTCTCCTTCTCATCAGGTCTCTTCTTCAGTCTCCTTGCCTCAGAGCAACCATCACCAATCAGCTCAGTCACCACAACCTCAGATTCAGACTCCCCTCTGAGGACTGATGTGAGATATTTCAACACCTCATCCTGTTTGGCAATGAGAGCATCCTCTTTTTCTGCCATACGTTTATCAAGTTCAGTCTTGATAACCAGTTTTGACAAGTTCTCACTACCAATCCTGTTGGCATTCTTCTTGGCATATCCAGCTCTGATGCAAGCCTGAGTTGCATTCAAATCAATCAAATACTCATCAATGAATCTTCTCTGTTTATTGGTAAGTCCATTCATATGCTTGCACCTCCTGTGAGCATCTGACTGAATAACAAAATGCACACCACTCCACAGCCAGAAAAAGAGTGATGTGCATATCCAAAAAAGGAGAATCATGAAGGCAAAAAAGAAAGGAGACCTATTGGTCTCCTCACACCTTCACACAATAAATGTACCATGAAATTCAGATGAAGTAAAGTGAACTAGAGAACTTTTCACTCAGCTCCACCAAGGCTTCATCATGGAGCTTGAGAACCCATCTCTTGCTCTTTCCCATGTGTTCTGCTATCTGCTCCCATGTCTCATTGGCAAAGTATCTCCTGTAGAGCATATCGACCCACAGAGGATTCTGAAGGCTGTCAATCACATCCATTGCCAACTTCTTTATCTCAGTCAGCTTGATGATGGTCTGACCTAAGCTCTTCTCCAAGACCACAAGCCTCAGGATGCTGTCCTCCTTCCTGTGTGGATTGGAGGTTGCATTGATGTAGTCTCCTCCCATTGCTGGTGTTGTGTACACTACAGATGATCTGAGGGATGCAACCTCATCAGTCTTCCTCTGAACCATGACATTATACTTCCTGACCTGTCTCAGCAACTGCTTCACTTCCATAAAATCTCCTCCCAAAATACATCTTGAACAGCATGATTTCCTTTCTCCATAATGACTTGGCTCAATTTTTGTTCAAGATGTGTTCAAGATGAAAAATACATCTTGAACAAATTACTCCTTTTCTCATAAGCATTTATTCAATTTGTTCAAGATGTTCAAGATGTTTTACTATATTATATATATTTCTATATTTTTATTTTCTTCTAATTAATCATAATTAATTGATTCAAATTATATAAGAAATGAAAAACATCTTGAACTCTGTGAACACCACATATAAACACTTACCACTAAAACAATTGACCCTGTTCAAGATGAGTTCTCAAAGTATCATCTTGAACAAATATCTGAATCAATTTTCCGTTTATCCTCCTCCTTTCAGTCTTCAGAGCCATCCTCTGACAAATCAGCCTTGAGAATGAGATGAGGCTCATCTCAGAATAATTGTTCTGGATGCAGAAAATCTTGTAAGCCTTGTGAACCTCATTTGTCCCTTGTCCAATAATGTCACATTCCTCAGTCTCCCTTATGAACTGGACAATTGGATTGTTTGTGAGGTTGTATTCATCAATGGCTTCAGACACCTTCTCTGATGGAGAGAAGTCCTTTTGGGAGAGAATCCTCTCCAGTCCCTTCAATCCCAACTGGATGATGTATTCCATGCTTTCCTTGCAACAGAGCTTCTCATTGATGTATGGGTCAAAGTCAGGGTCATCCTTGCTGAACCTTGCATTGAATGGAACAATCACCATCCTTCTGAGGACAGCTCCAGTCTTGTCCTTTGTCCTTGGAATCTCATTGGCACTGAACAGGAGCTTTGCATAAGGCTGGAAGAAGAACACATCCTGTCCCTTGAACTCAGCCTTGAGGCTGTTTCCTGAGACAATCTTCTTCAGGATGCTCACTCCCTTCCCTTGGAGGAACTCATCAGAGATATCATCTCCCACATTGGCAAGCCTTCCAGCAAGCTCTCCTATGCTGAACCTCTCATTCAGTTCAGAGAGGTCAAGGAAGGAGCAGTTCTCAGATCCAAGCATGGACTTCACCATGTCAAGGAAGGTTGACTTTCCATTGGCTCTGTCACCAACCAGAAGGATGAACTTGCTCAATTCCTGTTTTCTCCATAATGGATATCCAATGGCTTCCTCCAGAATGATTCTGACCTGAGGGTCTCCACAGGCTATCTTGTCCAGAGTCCTGTCAGTCAGCTCACAGTAGGCATCAGCATTGAACTCCCAAGGAATCCTGTTGGTTATCACAATGTCCTTGGAGAAAGGCTTGAGGGTCTTCTCCAGCACATCATAGACACCATTGTTGAATGCTATGAATCTGGCATCAGCATTCCTCACATCAGGAGCCACAAGGTTGAGATACTTCAGAACCTCAACCCTCTGAGCAGTCTTCAGTGATGGGAGATGTTTGAGCATCTTCTTCTCAATCTGATATGGCTCATATATCCCATCATTGTAGCAGTATAAAAGTCCATTGATTTTTTGAATCCTGTACTCATTGATAAGGTAGTCACCAAACTTGTCATGCTCAAAACCCTTGGATGTGCTGAAGGTGTCCTTGGGAAAGGCATCATCCCTGAGGATTGACTCAAGTTCCCTGTCCTTCAGAGGCTTCTTGAAAATCCACCTGTTGACCATCTGGATGCAGACCTTTGCATCATCCTTGGAGAATCCATAATGGTTAAGGGTCAGGATGTATCCAAAAAGAGCCTGATTCCTTCCATCACCATCATCCAGTCCCATGAGGTCAACATTGGTCTTGATTGGAGTCAGCCACTTTGGAAGAGGCTCAAGTTCCTCTCCCTGTGCCTCCCACTCAACAAACCTGTCCTTTCCCTTGAACTTGACAACTGCATAGGAGTTCTTGACTCCAACCTTGATGTCAGATTCAAGACCTATGGCAAGCTTGAGATGGGTTCCACACTTCTGTACAGTGGTGTTCTTGAAGTAGAAATGCCTTCCTCTGGTGGTCTGCATGACCTGACAGTTCAACTGCTGGTCTTCAACAATGTTCATGAGGATTTCAGACTGGTCATGGTCATCAATGTCAATGCAGATGATGTCATCAGCAAGAACTCCAGCGTATTCATCCAGAGTCCTCACATCATCAAGGCTGGCTAGAGGTCTGTCCTTGAACTTTGCCATGCATTCCTTGTTCTTGGTTGGAACATAGCCTTTATAGATGGTAATCATGATTTCACCTCTTCACCAAGGTATTTTTCAATGGCATCTTCACACCAATACAGACCAATAGCACTCCTTTTATTTCCGCAACTATTTGTTTTAAAGCAAAACAAGCATGGAGATTCAGATATTTTCTTGGCTAGTTCTTCATTGGTCAATTTTGAAAGAGCTTCTTTATTTGTCATAAGATTCATTCTCCATCCTGTACATTATCCTGTAGAGCTTCTGGCTGATGACCTTCTTCACCTTCTCAGGAGAATGCATCATCATGACCTGAGTAACTGTGATAAGCACATCAGCAGTCTCCTCAATGATGTTCTCCTCAGACCCAAGGGTCAGGACATCCTTGGCAAGCTCCTTGGTCAGTTCTCCCATCTCCTCAATGCATTTGATCTCTTGGTTGATTCTGCCATAGTGGTCTATTATCTGCTGAAGTATCTTTTCTTGATTCTTTGTCATCTGTTTCTCCTTTCTTGAAACATCTAAGATAGGATTTGCACATCCCATCCTCAAATCTCTCACAATCTGTTCTGCTGAATCTGCACCAGCTCATTCCAAGGCTCCCAATATGTCATCCATGTATGGAAGGACTTCCCTGATATATGAACAGAACATCCTCCACTCAGGAAGCTTGTGATTCTTCCTGTACTTGTAGATGTTGATGAGAGTCTCATAGTTCAAATCCCAAACCCTTGTCTGTAGATAGGACTGAGGAAGAAGCTGGATGATTTCTCTCCACCATTTCTTTTTCTCATCAGGAGAACTCTCATCATAAAATCCATGAAGGAAATTAAGCTTCTGAATGGTGTCATCAAGGCTGTTGTTCTCATCATGCTCAAAGTCATCAAGCTGAAAGCAACCTCTCTTGAGAAGAGTGTGCATGGTGGACTCACTGTTTGTCACAGTTCCAACCTTGTACGTATCTGCCTCTATCCACCAATACCTAGGAGCTGTGACCAGCAACTGCACATGAATCATCCTCAAGACCTTCCTGTTAGGTTGACCTTCCTTGACCAGTCTGCACAGAAGCTCTAGGTCAGACTTTCCAAGCTTATATTGTCCATCTTCAATCATGCTGTCATTCTTTGAATTGTAAGGGAGTCTCATTCCAATCATGGCTCCTTGAAATCCAGAAACTTCAATATCAACAATAGTCATATCCTATCTCCTATATGGCTTGAGCCATGGCATTATAGTTTTGTGTAACTTCATACAAAGCTTCTTGAACTCCTTCTCAGTAATCATCTCAAGGCTGAATATGAGAATCAGACTGGAGTTGATTGCATCAGCAATGTCTCCCTTGTTACCAAAGGTGAATCCCTTCTCCTTTGCCTGTTCCTGAAGACTCTTCTTGGTCATGCCATACTTGAAATCCACCTTATTGTTGTCCATCTGAAACCTCCTTATACAGTTCATCAAACAATCCATTCCTACAGTCAGGAAAATCAAACTTATGTGGACACCTCACACAGGTGATGCATCCACAAGCCCATTCATCCCTGACCTTCTCATCCTTCTCCCTGTGGAGGATGTCCTCCATGACCTTGGGAATCAGCCTTGTCAAAGTGTTCATTTCTTTCTCCATATGGGAAGCAGAATTGAGATTCTCTCCAGCCTTTCATTCAGTTCAGACAGCCTCTTCCTTGGGTCTTGGAAATCCTTTGACATCCAGAAGCCTTGTGACCTTGCCTTGTCCAGTTCCTCAGTGACCTTGGCAATGACATCATCCTGAGTCTTGAGTGATGGGTTCTTCTTCTGACAGAAATCAACCCTTGTTCCTCTCCTGACATCATTGAGCAGTGCCTTGTACCAGATGATTTTTGCCTTGGTGTTTTCATCAACATTGGCATCAATCATCTCAATCTTATTGACCTTCTCCTCTTCCATCTGAATCTGAAGAGCCTCAAGCTCATTGATGATTGCATCAAATGGAGTCCCATATTGCTCTCCAGCATAGGTGTCACTTGTCCATGATGTGCAGAACCTCAGGACAAGTCTTCTGAGCTTGTCCACAGTCTCCTTGTTCACAAGGAATGACTTATGACCTTCCTTCTTGCCATATGCAATGGCAAGAGTGTTCAGAGTCCAGAGACCCTTGGTTCCATTCTTATACTTCATTGTACAGTTCAATATCATCCTCATCTCCTTTGAAGGCATTAATCCTTTTCTTAGCTAGGTTCACATACCAGTTCCTGTCCAACCAGTCTGGAACTCCCATGTCATTAATCTCTCCATTGACAAGCCTTGAATGCTCTGGTGTCTCTGACATCTGCTCAATCACCTTGGTTGACTTCTTCATCTGGAAGAGTCCACCATCAGCCTCATCTTTGGATGCAAAGCACCTGACACACTTGATGCTCAGTCTCTCAGAGCCATGGAAGATAACCTCATACAGGCTTGAAGCCTTCTTCACAAACTGGAAGTCCTTCAGGTTCTGACAGCCATTGATTGTGTCCTCAACAGGGATGTCATTCACAAAGAAGTCAGTGACAGCCTTGTTCACAACCTTGAGGTCATAGTCCAGCTTCCCAAGCTCCTTCACATATGCTCCCTTGGACTTGGACTTTCCTTCTGCATCAATGATGATGTAGTTGTTCACATCCTTCTGGATGACCTTCCTGTATTCATCAAATTCAAGGATCAGTCCTGTTCTCTTCTCCCACTCATATGCAATATCATCAATCAGGTCATAGTCCTCATAACGCTTCAATTTGACCAATACACCATCAGTGTTGGACTGGATAATCTGACAATGAGGCTCAAGCTTCTCAATGAGCATCAATACCAGAAGCTGTCCATAGATGCAGACCCTGTTGGCTTGGAGTGGGTCATACAAGGGATTGTATTTGTCTTTCATGGCTCCATAGGTTCCATTGAGGACAATCTTCAGAGGAGCCTGTTCCTTCTTCTTTCCCTGATGCTTCAGTTCAAGCCTGTATCTGAGGATTTCCTTGAATCTGTCAAAACCTTCCTCATCCACATTTCTGCTCATGAGGTTGTATCTGCACATCAGTGTGGGATACAGAGAGCCAACATCCATGTTGATGAACCAGCCTTCTCCAATGTAGTTTGGTCTTGCTCCATGGAGACCTCCCCAACCAAAGGAATGCATCACTCCAGCAACATTGACATCAATGCTCTTTGAGTAATTGCAGTTGACTGGATTCTTGTACCATTCAAGGATGTGCCTGTACTTCTTCAGCTCAAGAGTGTCAGGAAAATCAATCTCAAACTCATCATGGTGTTCCATCTTTACAGCACCAAGAATCTTGGCACTGAGCTGAACCTTGGTCTTGTTCATCATGTCCAGTGGAAGCTGATACATCTTGACCAGCTCCAACTGAGCCATGAAATCATTCTTCTTCTCCATGAAGACTTGGACTGTCTGTTCCACATCATGCTCACAATAGGTGATGACTTCCTTCAGCTCATCCTCTGTGAGCTTTCTGTTGATGTTGAATGGAATGCTGGATTCCTCAATTGAGTGTCCAAGGGAACCTTCAAAATATTTCAGTCCTCTGTCATATCTGTCCATGCAATCAAAGTTTATCATTGGATAGATGATGAACTCCCTTGAAATCTCCCAACCATTCTTTCCACCAATGATTATCTGGTCATTCACATATTTGGGACTGAGACCCAAGAGGATTCCCTTGAGGATGTACTGGTCATAATGCCTGTTGTTAAAGCCAATCCAGATATCCTTCTTATGCTCCTCATAGAAAGCCTTCAGCTCAAGCTGGTTGTTGACTATGACCTTCTCTCCCTTGTCAGGGTCAAGGGTCACAACCAACCAGTCATCACTGAAAACCTCAAAGTCATAGAAAACCATTATTTGCTCCTTCTGGATAAGTCCTCAGGCTTGAACATTTCTGCCCAATCAAACTCCTTCTTGAACTTGACTTCAGCTAACTTATTGTCTGGATTGATATAGATGATGACTCCCACTCTTCCTGTGGCTAGATGGATAACCCTGTCACCAACTTTCCAATTCTTAATCATGTCTTTTCTCCTTCTGAATGCAGTGGATGGGATTGCTCCCATCCACCACTGGCTGGTCATTTCTCTACTTCAAAGACATCAAGAATTTCATAATGTGGATATTCCTTCTCTCCCACCTTGGAATAGTCAATGACATATTCAAGGCTGGAGGTCTGTTCAAACACATCCAGAACCATCTGAGCATACTTGCTGAAGGAGTTCTCCCACTTCACATCCACATCAGTGTCAAGGCTCCTGAGGAACTCATTTGCATCATGGATGTTGCTGGCTCTTGAAGTCAGGACAGTGTTCATCCAGAGTAACTGCTTGGCATATCCTCCCTTGAGAATCTTGAAGGAAGCACTGAGCATTGGCTCATGTGTCTTCTTGGTCTCAGTCAGCTCCAAGCTTCTGAGAGACACCTCATACTTTCCAACAGGGATGACAGGGAAGTCACCATTGGCTGGCTTGCCATTCTTCTCAATGTCCTTTACAGACTCATTAAAATCCTCAGTTGCAAATTCCTTGTCAAACTTATCCAAAACGCTCTTGTTGATAGCCATAGTTAATTCTCCTCTCTATGCTTTCTCTGTCTTCTGACAGGTTTCTCATTGTTCTCTTCAGCCTTTTCTTCTGGCTGAACCTCTTCCTTAACCTCTTCCTTGACTTCCTCAGTCTCAGGAAGAACAGTTGCCTGTCTTTTCTTTCTCACTGGCTTCTGTGGCTCTTCCACAGGAGCTTCTGAGCTGTCAAATTCAGGCATATCTGGCTCTTCATTCACTTGAGGTGGTGGAGTGGGTCTGTCATTGACCACTGCTGGCTGGCTGGTCTTGTAGACCTCACAAAGCTCCTCATAGGAGTTGTGAATCTGTTTCTTGGAAGGCTTGAACCTACCACCACCAAACTCAACAGAATCCTCTGTCTTGAACTTGACAAGATATTCTCCATCCTCAATCAGAGTCCTACAGGTCAGACCAACCATTCCAGCCAACTTCAAGGCAACTTTGTCTGTGATGTTTGGCTTTATGGCTGTGACTTTATCTCCAGATTTCTTTGTGATATCTTTGGAGATATCCTCATGAGAGATGAGAACTATATTTTCGTAGGGAAGAGTGGTCAGCTTCTTGAAGACTGCTAGGAACTCAGACCTGACCTTATCCCATGCTCTATATGGGTCATCACTCTCATGAGAGATATTGTTCTTCTTGTAGATGTACTGTCTGCAAGCCTCATAGACATCCTCAACCAAATCAACCACAATGGTCTTGTAGCTGTTGTCCATCTTGGCAAGCTCATCAACTGTCTCCTTGAAGACTTCCCAAGCCATCTTGGTTTCCTTGATTCTCCCTGTCTGCTCAACTGTGTCCCTGATGGGAACATATGGAGATGTGAGATAGTCCACATTTCCATCAGTATTGAGCATCAGAGGCTCTGGAAACTGGTCTGCAAGCATTGACTTGCCTGTGTAAGGCTGACCATATATCCACAGTTTCTTGTGGATTAATGAGCCAACCATCCGTCTTTCATTCTTTGGTAGATTCATAACTTTTCTCCTTTGAATTTTCCCAATCTATATCTATGTCAGAACCTGTCTGACAAAATCCCTTGTACTCACACCAATCACAGAGCCATCCTTCCTTCTTAGGATAGATAGTGGCTTTCTGAATCCTCTTGATTTCATCAAAGAAGGACATAACCTGTCTGGTGGAATATCTGACTTCCTTCACCTGAGGTCTTGCCAAATCCAGTTCAGCAGTCAGCCTTCTTCTGAAGTCCTGAATCTCCTCAGTCTTGCCTTGCTTGATGCTTACCTTTGGGATGAAGAAATATCCAATATGTGGAATCTTCCTTCCATTCAGCAGTTCATCAAAGTATCTGTAGACATGAATCTGAGGTGACTTGGAATAGGTGTCCACTTGGTTGGAATACTTGATGTCCAGAAGCCAATCATCAGTCCTGAAATCCATGTATCCTTGGAATCCCTTTGCAAACAAAGGTTCCTCAAAAACACAGCTCTCAGTTGGAAGCATCCTCTTGGCTTTAGGAATCAGAGCCTCAAGCTTCATCTCCTCATTGAGATGCTCCTCTTCCAAGAATGGAAACTGGCTTTCATAGAAGGACAGAGCATATTCAACATCAGTCTCAATCCCAAGGTGCATAGCCTGACCCACAATCAGAGGATTGTTGGCATCAAGATTTGGATAAGTTCTCAGACCATCCATATAATGAAGCTTGTATTTGTAAGGACACTTACTGAAGCAATCAACTTTTGAGTAGGAATATCCCATCTTTTATCTCCCTGATTCTCTTCTTGAAATCCTCAAACCCACTTGGAAAGAGGATGCATCCATAGCCACCAGCCTTCTGAATCTGCTCAACTTCATGAATCTGTAGCAGTGAAGGTCTTCCATCTTCTGACTTCAGCTCCACTCCACAGAACTTGCCATTGCAACAGAACAGAAGGTCTGGAATCCCTGACCTCTGGTATCCACCTCCCCAAGTCTTCAGAACCCAACATCCTTCAGCCTTGAGGAAGGTTTTGACCCTGTTCTCAAATTGCTTCTCAGTCATGCAAGAGTCTTCTGAATGCTGGTTGTCAGCTTGAGTGCATTGACAGCAAACGTTTCATTTATCAGGCAATGGTTCCTTATACAGGAGTTCTCAATTTCATGAACTCTTTCCTCTAGAACAGGCTCCTCAATTTGTCCTAGTGTTGACCTGATGATCTGAAGGGTTTTCAAAATCTCTTCCAGTATCTGGTCTGTTGATTCAAGAATTGCCTGAATTGGTCTTACATCCTCAATGCCTGATTCACTTTTGCTTGGTACACAGTTATTCATTCTCTCCACCTTACTTAGCCTCAATCCTAATGTAGCCACTCTTTCCTTTGGTCACTTTGTTGTAAGCCTTGAGGAACTTGGCATAGGTTTCTGGCTCCAGCTCCTTCCACTGCTCCAAGTCAATCCTCAAGTTTGGATAATCCTCACAGAGTTCCTTGTAGGTCTCAGGGTCTGCAAGAGCAAAGGCATCCTCATCAAAGGAAACCTTGTCCTCTCCAGCCTTCACTGAGCTGATGGTCACGAACTTATTGCTGAAGGATGTGATTCCATACTCAGCCATAGCCTTCTTGAGGCTTTCCTTGGCTGTCATCTCAGCCTTTTCAAGAGCTTTAATGTCCTTCTTGAGCTGGCTCAACTGCTTGAAAATGGTCATGCTGTTCTTCTCAAACAAGACCAAACCTTTCTGTTCATCCATTTGGATTCTCCTTTTCTTTCTCTTCTTCTCTGAAGAGTTCCATTGTGAAATCAAGTCCTCTTTCCAAGGCTTGATATATGCTCTGTTCTATGGATTGCTCCACAATCAGCTTGTAGTAGAAACATGGTCTGTCCTGACCAATCCTGTGGATTCTCTTCTGAGCTTGCATCCAGTGGTCAACTCTCACAGGTGGAGAGAAAAAAACACATCTTGATGACTTCTGAAGGTTGAGTCCCATGGCTCCAGCCTGATATTGGACAAGGGTCACTGAGTCTTCAGCATCCTCATAGAACATCAGGTCTCTCTCATGTCCATTGACTATGCTCACAGGTCTGTCCATCTCAATACACAAGTCCTCAATCTTCCTGAGTTCTTTGTCAAAGTTGTAGAAGATTACCAGTCTTTCATTGGTTGAATTGAGGATATCCCTGAGTGCCTCAAGCTTGGATGCAGTCTCAAAGGCACATATTTCCCTTGAGAACATCAGCTTAGAGAGAGGTGTGCTTCCCACATATTCAGTCCCATTGATTTCAACAATACTGTCTCTGATGAATCTCAAATATTCCTTAGTGTTGGACACATAGGAATCAATGAAGGTCTGTTCTGGAAGGTCTATGACATCTTCAGTCTTCAGGAAATACATCCCATTGTCTCTGAGCTTGTCCTTCAGCCTTTCAATGTTCTTGTATGGTTCAGATTTCCTGACTCTCTTGTGCCAAGCCTTGCCAACCTTGAAGCTTTCCCAATTCACATAGGTCTGTTCATAGACATCTTGAGACAGGTTCCATCCAAGCAGATGAGCCTGAGTCCAGAGGTTCTCATACTTTCCAGAACATGGAGTTCCTGAAAGTAAGATGACTGAATCTGGCTGAAGACCCATGATGAACTTTGTCTGCTTTGCCTTGGGATTCTGGATGAGTGATGATTCATCAAGCATCAAGGTGAAGGACTTCATGTTCTGAAGCTCCTTTCTTCTCCATGCCAACTCATAATTGCAGATGACCACAGTCTGCTTCTTTCCCATGGTCTTGTGGATTTCCTTGATGTCTCTCCACAGGAGCTTGGATGTCTTGGTGAAATCAATAGTGAAGACTTCTGGAAAGTTGTCCTGAAAATGCTTTTCCCAATCCCTGACTTTGGATTTCTGACAGATGAGAAGGTTGATTGGAGAACCCAAATCCACCATCTTCTGTGAGCCAACAGGAGTCTTGCCAAGACCCATTGAAAGCATGAAGCCAACTCTAGTCCTGTCCTTGAGAGCATCAAGAGCTTTCTGCTGGAATGGATACAGACTATCTATCTTCATATCTGACCTCATGAGATGTCATGAATCTTTCAATCTCAGACCTTTTGATTCTGAGGCTCTTGAGTTTCACAACATTGATTTCCTTTCTCTTTATGCAGTCATACACATAGTTCCTGTTTGTCTTCAGGACTTTGCTGGCTTGTGTGACTGTCAACAGTTCTTCCATCATATTCTCCTTGTTAGGATTTCCTAATTCTTACCTTAAAAAAAGTCTTATCCCTTCCTCAATAGAAATGCCAAGAATTTTGCAAACCTTGTCCACTTCATCCATTTTCCACTGTGTCCTGTTCTCCAGCTTCTTCTGAAGAGTCTGTCTGCTAATATTTAGCATTAATGCAAACTTCTCCAGACTAAGTCCCTTGTCAGCTATCAACCCTTCAATGGTTTTGACCTCCATGCTTCCTCCTTGGATATTAGGAAATCCTAATCCTTCATCATTCTTGCATAGCTTCCTAGAGCTTGTCAATCACAATTTTCACAAATTGTTATGTTTTACTAACATTTTGTTGCGTTTTATTAACAATCATATTATTATGTTTGAACCAAGGAGAAGAGATGAAGAATAGTGAT